ACTCCGCCTCCAGTGGCAGATATTTCAGTAACAACTTTTCTTATAATTTCTTTAAGTTGTTTCTTTTTCATTTGCCTTTCATTTTTTCGTATTCTTTACGATAATTGTTGCGGAGATGACCTCTAATTCTATTTTTAATGTATTGTATTTCTTTAAAAATATCTTCAAATTCTTGATCTTCTTCAGCTTGTAACATTACTGCTCTAGAGGTAGACTCTAATTGCAAAGCATCTTTAAGAAGTTTTTCAAAGTTAGGAGTATATGTTACTTTAGATACAACACTACGAGCTTCAGGGTCAACTTCTCCAGGTTCAACAGTAAACTTACGAGGAGTAGGTTCTACCTCACTTAATATCTTATTTACTAACTGTTCTAATTTCATCGATCAATTGATAATATTGTAAAAGATTAACTATATCCTCGTTATTAATTGAAGATTCTTTAGATAATTCAGAAATAATATTTACTATTTCATTTAATTTAATTACTGTAACTTTATCATCAACTGATTTAATTAATGTTTTTAATTCAGTTTTAATTTCGCTGATTTGGTTATTATAAAATTCTTTTAGTTTAGGTGTTGAATCTACTTCAGTAATGAATTGCTTTAGTACGGCTTTTTGTTTTTCATTTAAACCATCGTACTTATCGTTGAATTTTTCTAACAGTATACGATAAGTTAAAATACGTAAATCTTTATCGTATTTTTTAAATTCCTCAATTACCTCGTCTTTAACCTCTTTTTTATTAATTTTAGATGTGGTTAAAATTTCAAGTAATGTTACTTTATTAGTAATAATAGCATCAGGATTAACCAAGTTATCATTATTGTAAACTTCCATTAATGAATATAAAGCAGCATATGCCTTATAGTTAGGTAATTTAATTTTAAAAAATTCATCTAAATTATAATTATCACGAATTTCTTTAATTAAGTTATATTTTTCTCTACGTAGATTACCTCGATTTAATTTTTTAGAAGTTTCTAAAATAGTATTAATAACAATATTAGCAGTTGATTCAGTTAAAGGTAATTTTTTTAACAATGATTCGTATAATTTATATTCTTTACTTAATTCACTTTTAAGAAAATACTTTTTAATAATATCAAGCGCGGGTGATTGTTTTCCCGAAATAGTATCTGCGGTTACCTGTCTAATAAGCAATTCAAAAATTAACCCAGAATTTTTATATTTGCTATGCTTAAGCTTAGTCATTTATTATAAATATGATTAAAAAAATTATTCCTTAATTTTAGATTCATCTAATAAAGAGGCAGCTCTTTGTTCATCATCAAATGATAATTTTTTATTTAAACTTTCAAATAATGATTTATTTTTTAATAATGCTGTTTTAGCCTCATATGATACCTGTGGTCGGGTAGGACTATAGTTTTCCTGGTCATCTACCTTTGTAGCTTTAACTCCTAATCTATCCCTACCCAAAGCATTATTTTGAGTATTAATATCTGATACTTTTTCTTTAGGGCGTCCTAATAATGGCTCATCCTCATTATATCCACCAGGAACATTTTTAGATGCTTCATAACGACCCGTACCATATAAAGCAGCTAAGTCGTGTGGTGTACCATATGATTTACCAGTTTCAATAGGATCGTTACCTTCACTTTCAAGCTGAGTTAAACGGAATGTGCGTTTCATATCTTCGCGCATTAAATCTCTATAGCTATCATATTCATCTTCACTAAAGTGGAAAATATTATCATAAATCCAGTCTGTAGGTAAAAGTTTAGTATCAATAATGTTACGAGCTAATTCTACTTTCTCTTTAAGTAAGTTAATTCTTTCTTGATCATAAATAATAGAAGGTGTAGTTAATCCTAATTCAAAATTAGTTAACCCTTCATTATTGTATCCTTGAGAATATAAATGTACTAAAGCAATTTTATATAATTCAGATAAAATAATCTTTTGAATACGTTCAATTGTACGAGCAAAACGAATATCTTCAGCCGCTAATGTTGCTTTACCTGTTAAATCTTTTTCATATCCAAAGAATGCTTTAGGTACTTTAAGAGCAGCAATCATTTTATCTCTTAAATATGTAACATCTTGAATACCATCGTATTCTAATCCTTTTGTAGTTTCAATTTTGGTTGTTGCATCATTACCACGAACAGGAATATAAAAATCCTCCATCATGTTTTGCATGTTGAATTTTAAGTTGTATTGGCCTGTTTGAGGATCAATGTATGGAGTACGTTTCATTTTAGAAACTGTTTTTTCCATAAATGCATCTATCTCATTTGGTGGAATATTACCAACATTCATGTAGAAAACGCGCTTTTCAGGCGCTCTAACAATACGATGTACAAGCATCGCGTCCTCCATTAATACCATCTGTTTATACGATTTACGCGCAGGTTCAATATATGAACGACCATAAGGTAAATAGTTAACATCTGTTAATAAACGGAAGTGAGCTATTTCATAGTTATCAAAATAGATAGCATTATCTATCCTGTTTGTATATGCATATCCTGAAGCAGTAGAGCCACCGCCTGATAATCCATCGGGGTCAAATTTAAATCTTACTGATGCCGGGTTTTTAACATCGTATCCTTCTTCTCGGCTAATATTATATGCGGTATAGGGAATAATATTGTATACACCAAATTTTTCAGCAATTTCTAGCTTTAAGAAAAAATCACCATACTTACACATTTGGCGAATCCATGCCCATAAGTTAAATTCAATATTTAATACATCATAGAATAAATTGTAGAGAATTTTTTGAATATCATCATCACTAGAACGAATTTGAAGTACTTCTCCCATATCGTTCTTTAAAGTACATTCATCACAAATAATATCTAATGTAGAGGCAATAATAGAATCTGTATCCATAGCCTCATAATCAGAGTATAGTTGAGTTCTTAATGTTTGATAATTAAGAGCAGGGTTATAAATAGGGGCTGCTCCTGTTAAGTGTAATCGAGTAAATCGATCAATTAATGAGTTGGTTTCAACCTGTCCTGCTTGTTGAATTTTGTTAACATCTATAATCTTAAGTTCATCTCCACCAATGTTTCTTACGATAACATCCGTTGAAAATAATCGTTTAAGTCGCGTGAATAAACTGGTATCTGCCATTTGTGTTTGTTATAAATATTTAGAGAAGCCAAGTAATATCTTCGTTATCAGTTCCTATATCCATACTCCAGGGATTACCACCATAAGCTGTTTTAGGTGAGTATACTCCTGAGGTATTCATTTGGGTTGCTTTAAACGAATTAAGAGAGGCTCTTGTTAAGTCTTGTGATTGTTGTTGAAAACGTAATGATGTATCTCTTAGATACATTCCAATACCAAAAGCCATTACTAAGTCATCGTTGTATCCTCCTTGAGCTTCAGCTCGTCCATTTTTCCAGATAAACACTTTCATTTCCTCTAATAACCGTTTTGATTGGATTATTACAGAACGATCTCCGATGTATTCTCTAAATTTATTTATAACTAGGGGGCGTGATTTTAATGACATAGTAAAACCAGGAGTTAGATTAGGATTATTTTCATATCTTTGAAAATACGACTCAACTGTTAAAGTATCACCTCCTTTGGGAGAATAATACAAATTTCTATATCCTCTTTCCAAAATAGCTTCTATGGTTGACCACCCAATAGATGAGTTTTCAACCACCAATAAAGCCTGATTGTATTCAGTAGCAATACCTACTAGAAAATATCCAAATTCTTTAGTAGACATTTGTCCTTTATATTCAGCAACTTGTACATTAGTTGCTACATCCATAATGTGAAAAGTTGAAAAGTCTTTACCATCACCTCTAGCTACGTCTGCTACTACCATATAATCTCTTGTATAGTCTGCAGGTTCCCATATCCATAAATTTTGGTCAACTCCTCTTCTTTCGAGTGGTTCTCGTATTGTTGTTTCTTTAATGAAATCTAACCATTCAGGGTAAAATACTACTTCACCTGAAGTACTAAAATCGCAATCACATTCCTGTGCTGCTAATCTAGGATCACCTAGTAATTCATCTTGTTTTTTCCTCCATGCCTCATCTCGTTCAGGGTGAACGAACCAGGGTAATCTAATAGGAAGAAAATCATTTTCCTTTGCTTCTGCTCGAGTCCATGTTTGATGGAACCAGTTTCCAGTTCCATAAGGTGTTGAAAGTACAATTGCTCCACCACCTGTGGCTAGTGTTTGTTGTGCTGATGCCCATAT